CTCTCCCTATTGGCACCGCCATCGGCACCCCCTCCACCTCAGCCATCGACGGCACCATCGGCAAACTTAACTCACTAATCTTATCATCAAGATTATCTAAATGTTCTTTATTAAAAATGGCTGAAAAACCAAGTTTCACCTCCCCGTCGTTACCCAAATTGTGTTTATGGTAATATCCCAATTTGGGGTTGAACTTTTTCCACGCCGGAATCTCCAAATTAGTGTTTGGCACTTTAAGTTCCGCTCCCCATTTCTTGATTTTTTTTTCTACGATCTCACACCACTTCATAAACTTTATAACAATTTCTATTAAATATTTCTGTAACTGCTGCTCATTAGCGATGTCCTCTCTAAACCTTTCTGTTTCGTTTTCGTATTTCGCTAACAACTCCCTTTTTTTTTTCTCGTACTCCTCTTCAAACTCCCTTTCTTTTTTCTCGTACTCCTCTTCAAACTCCTTTCTCAATTTATTATACATTTCCAAATATTTTTCGTACAGTTCACTCATATAATATAATATGTATATAATTATTAAATGACAATTTGTTATTTTATCAAAAAAATTTTAATTTAAAAATAATTTCTTAAATTAAAATATAATGGATTTAACAGCATTAGAACAAAAATTAAATAGTTTTAGTCAAACACAGCAACCCTTTTCACCACAATCAAACCCAATGACTACCAATACAAAACCTACAATAAGCAACCCATTTACAACCGCACACAACACCGCACACAACACCGCACACAACACCGCACACAACACCGCACACAACACCGCAGCCAACACCGCACAAAACACCGCAGCCACTGCAAAAAAACAACCAGTAAGTGTAACAAGAAAAATAAATGAAGTAACGAATGAAGATGTACAAAATTACAGTGAAAAAGCAATTCCATCTTGGAAAAATCTCCAGTCGTTATATGAGGGACAATGGAATAAAGAAAAAGAAAAGTTTCAGACACATTTAAAGGCCAATTTCGCGGCGTTAGTAGAAAGATTTGCCTCGGGAAAACAAGAATTATTCCAATTATGCGCCCCAGAACGCAGAGAAAAATTGTACATAGAAGCTTTCTTAGAACTTTTTGAATCGGGATATGCCCCACACGTGGGAGACGTAGAACGAATCGCCAATAAACGGGTAAGAAAACTATTCATAACTCTTCCTCACAATTATTCTAGTATTTATTAAACAAAATCCATAATAATATTAATAACATCTTCTGGAATTTTTGTTAATTTAAATATTTCTTTATGGCCGTGATATTTGAGATATTTTTCTCTTTTTTTAAAAACTATTGGTATATTAGGCAGAATCATTTCTCTCATATATTTCATACGCCCAGGTTTATAAACAGATCTAAATACACTTGGGTTACTTTTCAATGTATAACCAATACACAAAGTATTTTCATCCACCCAATAAGCGAACTTTCTATTAACTAGTGGATGATTTTTACCCAATCCCATATTACGAGAACGTATATCTTCATAATATTGCGAAATATCTTCAACTTTATATAAAACTTGATTCCATAAATCGGCACTATCAAAATGCCACGCGTGACATATATACATCATCTTAAACATTGAAGGAATCATAATAAATTATTTTGAATTAATTAAATATTATATTTAACTTATTATATTTAAAAATCAATTTTATTTTTAACTGTATTAAAATATTTTGAAAGATATGCATTTTTTTTTAAAATGCTATTTTTATGTTTGATAAAATAAGAAATTATAAGTGAGAAGGCATAACAATAAAAAACAAGAACGCAAACCGTGAAGAATAAAGAAAGTAAAAACATAAAACCATCTTTAGAAAGGTAAGCAAAACTCATAAAAGTCACCGTCGTTGAAGGTAACCAATTGGTTAAAATTAAAGGAATAAACATAAGAATGGAATTTAACAACATTAATAAAGATGAGATTTTTAGAAATAAAAAATTAAATGCATATTGATGCCCCTTTTTAAAATAACATTCCATTTTAAATAAAACCTCATCAAAACGTTTATAATAACGCTGTCTAAATGATGTAATTTTAATTTTTTTATTTAAAATAAAATCAGGTAAATAAGCAGTACGGTAACCCAATAAAAGTTGAAAAGAAAGAAAAAAAGTTATTAAGCCTCCAATAATAGTAGAAGACCCAAGCCCATAAATTGGACTAGGTATTGAAGTAGGAAATGTAATTATAAAAAGAATGGCAAATATACCATCTTGTTTAAAATGATTAACAATTTCTCCAATAGTAAAACTTTTTTTATTTTTTTTTTACAAGTTTATTAATTTTATTTCTGAAATCTAACATTATATATTAATAATATTATATAATCGTTGATTGCATAAATCAACATATTCTGGATTAATTTCATAACCAATAAACTTAACCTTTAATTTATTAGCAGCAACGCATTCGCTGCCTGAACCAGCAAAAGGAACAACAAGAAACGTATCAACGCCCGAACCACCCTCGCCTAGAGCCTTATTCATAGCCGCTTTAATTAACTTTTCACATAAAGCAAGTGGTTTTTGCGTGGGATGATCTACACGTTCTTTCCGTCCAGCACCACCAGCCAAAGCAGATATTTTGATAACATCCCGCGGTAATGCACCACCACTATGGGCTTTATAAACCGTTTCCTTTTCCCCATTGCTAAATCTACCTTTAGTTGCCTTCCGCACTTTACCTGCAGCATTTTTCAAGAAAGTTTTTGTATAAGGTTCGCGCACATCATCGCGATTAAAATTGGGCCGTTTATTCTTAGAACAAACCAATATACTTTCATGCGATCTTTGCCAAAAATTCAAAGAAGGTGTAACTTTATTTGTATAATGCCATACAATCCAACGCACATTGATATTAATTCTAACTCTAATATAAGCCAAAATTTCACTGAATCCATAAATGTATAATGTACCAGTAGGCTTTAAAATTCTAATGCATTGTTCAATCCATTTATCACACCATAACAAGTAATCATCTGTATCCACATTACAACTATTATTCCCAAAATCTTTACCAATATTGTAAGGTGGATCACAAATAATAATATCCACACTTGCATCATCAATACCCTTCATCCCTTCAATACAACATTCATTTAATACAACACCACAAACATCGTCACCAACATCGTCACCAACATCGTCACCAACATCGTCACCAACATTATCTACTTCATTCAAAATTTCGTTCATCTTTGTTATTATTTATAAATTAAAGACAATATTTATAAATCAATTTAATAAAGTTTCAAAAAAAATATTAGTAAATATATTAAATAATATTTTTTATTAATTACAAATGATGAATATTACAAATTTTATGAATTTTATTATAAATAATATAGATTTAATTAAAAGTGTCAGTTTAATGTATATTATTCCGCAAATTATTTATTATGTATATTTGTACAATGAATCAGTTAGAAAACATATTCAAGAAAATAAAAATATGCATAGCTTAATAAAAGAAATTCATCAAAATGTGATAAAAACATAATTCACTTTACACCCCGCAAATTACCCGAATCCATCCTCATTAAATTATAAAAAATAAAATAATAGGGCAAGCCAAACATAAATATCACAAAACATATAACAGCCAATTTCTTAGGGGGTGAATAACGTTGAAAACGAAGAAATGATCTACCCAAATCCTCACCAATCAATTCAAAATCACGACTATTTTTTACAGAAAGCATTTATAATTAAAAGTAACCAATAAATTTAAACCTTTTTTCAAATATAAATAAAAATTGGAAATATCTTCACTCATCTTCTCACCAAATAATGTGTATAAGTATTTTATATTTAAGTTTTAATTATTAAACCATGATAGCGATTTAAATTATTAAATTATTAAATTATTAAATTATTAAATTGATTTTTAAATATTATCAATATTTAACAATTATTTAAACAACTCTTAACACACTTTATTAAAATGGCAGCAATGGCAGCAATGGCAGCAATAACAACCGAAAACAAAACAACTACAACAGTAAATTTCAATCTATCAAGAAAAATTTGCGAAAGTAATTCAACAAGTGATATATATGATGGTAAAACATATAGTAAATCCATCGTTCAAAATAGAGCAAGACAAGATGCCTGTGGATATGTTCATACAACAGAAATGTCTGTACTTTGGTGTTCAGATTCACACGGTGGTCATATAGATACAAAACGGTATAAAATCCGTGATTTTCTAAGTACTATTTCGGATGAAAAATGGATAGAATATGTATCTCAAGAAAATTTTCATATTGCTGACATAGATGAAACAACAGGCGGATTTAAAAGTAATTTGTTTCGTGACATAGCATCACTTGGTCCCTTTCGTGATACTGGCGCCACACTTTCAATAGTAAAAATTTCGCAATCCCAAATAGAATGTTACCGCGTAGGAGACAGTCCGATATATGTTTTCCAAAATGACGAAATTAGTCTTTATTCAAATCACGATAGTGAATACAATGAAGATTTAAAACAATTAAAAAAAAGGGAATATTTGAAAGATATTCACTCAAATAACACCTCGGAAAATGGTGTGACAGATCAATCAGATATAATACCTTTATCTCCAACGACAATTGGACAAAAACCATCACATTACATATTCTGGGATTCTGGAACTGCAACAAATATGACAAGATGTATAGGTCATAATGATCCTATAGCATTTCAACAACGTAAAGAAAGAGCAAATAAAGAAAATAAACAAGTAGAAGTAACATTACCTTGTTGGACAATGACAAAAAATGTAATAGAGCGCCAAACAAATGTGAAAGAAAAAGTAATTCTTGCAACAGATGGACTTACGGCAGTGTGTGGAGAGTTTGATTATCCGATGATGATCGCATCACAAGCAGCTGTTGACATTATGGACGTTGCATACAATCGTTGGAGACAAGATTGGGAGTTTAACGTACAGGGATTTCAACAGGCCAATAGTAGAATACCCGATTGGAACCGAGATGATGTTGCTATTGTATCGTGGCAAAACACTGAAACCATTTAATACCAAATCCAATCAAATCCAATCAAATCCAATCAAATCCAATCAGAAATTAAAATAATAATATCAATAGGCAAATTCCCAATACACAATAATTCTTGCCGTACTAAATGTTGACGTTTTTTGCGAATAAAACCATTACCAACAATACCTTCGTCATATTTACCAACATATTTTTTTATTGCATTTCGCACTTTACACAACGATTTTTCTCTTTTATATGAAAAGACTGGTCGGCGGACTTTCGTACCATTTAAAGTATAACCTGTTAAAAGTGTATCATACCGAATCCAATAAGCATCACCACTGTTTACCAATGGATGCTGTTTAAAAGCAAGAGAAGACCAACCTCGTCTACGTTGTTCCACAGCTACCCCATCACGAAGATCATCACCACATTCATCCCCATAATAAGGAACCAATGTAATATCTTCCTCATCAACGTATATTGTTTGTTCGGTCCACACACTACTTGTTTTTCTGCAGTACCAACAATTTTTTGTAAATTTGTTTTTATCTAAACAACATTCTGGTTTCATACATATATAACATAGGAATATGCGTTTCCAATATTGAGATGTAATATTTTTATTAGATGCATCAACTAAATTACCATTCATTGATAAACGTTTATTATTATTTAAACATTCATTATTAAATCAATTTAATTATGAATTTAATAGCTTTTATTGGGATCTTTCTTTTTTCTAGATCATTGATTCAAAAAAGATCCATTAGAGCATTTATTATTATGACAAATGGATTTATATATCATGGATTGACTACGATTCACAATAAAAAAACCCCATTGATAACATATTTAAAATACAATGACATAATTACAAATATTTTAATTTTAATATATTCAATTTATAAAACACCACATTTAAGTAATTATGCTATAATTGGGAGTGTAAATTTTTGTGTAAATCATTGTATATTTGAATATTTATTAAAGCCAAACAATTTTAACAGTGCTAATAATCTCAACAATACTAATGTTAATTATCCTATTTTTTATATAGATAATATGTGTCATGTTATATTGGTTCATTTTCCATTGGCAATTGGTTTGGAAAAAATATTAAAAATAACATAAATTTCCAATAATTTAAATAATTCCAAAAACTTTAATAATATAATAAAAACAATATATATATAATGTCACGACGGAAACAACGACCGAAACAACAATCTACTGATCCCAGTGTAATAGCCGCAGTAGTACAGGCATCAGATAACTTGATAAAATCAACCCAAATGTCAGCTCAAAGGCCTCCATCAAAAAAACCCCTCGGACGAAGAGTTATGGGTATAAATACAGAACTTAGACCGATACAACTGCGTAAACCACCACCCACCACACGAGTCCTTCGTCGCGCAACATTACAACAAACAAAAAAATCACAAAAAAAAGCCAGTGCGTGGATGGATAAAAAACAAAAAAATCAGCAAAAAAGTAGTAGAATTAAAAGAGATAAAAGTAAAGAGATGGACGCCATAAGGGCCAGCCGCCGACAAATGGAAAAACTAGAAAAGGCAAAGGAAATTTCAGAAAAAATACAACAATTAAGTAAGTTACCACTCCCACGTAAACAAATCCCCCAAAGACCACAAAACCAAACACAACGAAGGAGAACAATGCAAGCATCAAGAGCAAAATTACAAAAACCAAAAGCCAAAAGCCAACGAAACAAACGAAAATCAAAAACCAAAAGATTACCGCAAGCTAAATCAGCATCTCCTCGGATTGCCAGACAGAGCAGAAAAAAACGAAGGAAAAGTAGAAGCCGATCACCGCCACGAGTTAAATCTGCCCCATCGCCTCAACACCGTCTTCTCCTCCCTCGCCGCCCCAAGAAAAAACCCAAACGCAGACCACACACCCGCCGCCGTCATAATCGGAAGCCCACAATTAACGATATGCGAAAAACCATCAAGCATAAAAAGGCCGTGGAACAGCAAGCGTGGGAGGAAAACTAGAAAACATTAGAAATAAACCTGCAAATAAAGTTACTGAAGAAGAATGGGAAATTTTATTAGAGGAACAACAAAAAAAAGAAGAAGCGGGAGAAAAAACAGAAGCAAAGAACAATAAAAAATAAAATAGATATTTAATATATAATGTCAACGCGAACATTGATGGCAATTAAAATTCAGCGTCTCTATAGAGGATACCGGGCGAGATGGAGCATCACTCATTTTTATTAACATATAAAACCAATGAAAAATTAAATTGATTATTATTTTTGTTTATTTTTGTTTATTTATATAAATAAACAAAAAATGGAAAGCAAAACAACTTACGAATGCGACAGATATCTTTGTACAAAAGAAACCCTGAGAGAAACCCTTAACAAATATGGTGTAGCAATTATACCTAACATTTTAAACGACGAAGAAACTGCAAATATGGTATCAGGTATGTGGGATTTCTTTGAACATATAACACAAGAATGGGAAAAGCCAATAAACCGGAACGATAAATCAAGCTGGAAAGGTATTCATAATTTATATCCAATGCATTCAATGTTAATTCAATACTTTAGCGTAGGTCAGGCACAAGTATCTTGGGATTTAAGACAAAATCCAAAAATAGTAGATATATTTGCACATTTTTGGAAATCAAAACCTGAAGATTTACTTGTATCTTTTGATGGATTAAGTTTTAATATGCCGCCTGAAGAAACCAATCGTGGATGGAATCGCAACAATACTTGGTACCATTCCGATCAAAGTTTTCTAAGACCGGAATTTGAATGTATGCAAACGTGGGTAACAGGTTTAGATGTGGAAGATGGCGACGCTACACTTGCCTTTTATGAAGGAAGTAATAAATTTCACCAAGAATTCGCAGAAGAGTTTAAAGTTACAAAAAAGCAAGATTGGTATAAATTAAATAAAGATGAAGAGCGATTTTATATGAACAGGGGGTGTGAAAAAAAGAAAATTATGTGCCCAAAAGGTAGCTTGGTTTGCTGGGATAGCAGGACAATTCATTGTGGAACTGAAGCAAATAGAGGGAGACAAAATCCAAAGCATCGCGCAGTAATATATTTATGTTATCAACCAAGAATCAATACAACCCAAGCACAGCTTAAAAAAAAGCGCAAAGCAGTTGAAGAAATGCGTTCAACATCTCATTGGCCGTGCAAGGTAAAATTGTTTGGAAAAAACCCAAGAACCTATGGAAATGAATTGCCCAAAATAACCCAAATCCCAAATCCAAATTTAACTCCATTGGGAAGACAATTGGCAGGATACTAAACTTTTAGGAACAATATCCAAAGAAAATAAATAAATAAATAAATAAATAAATAAAGAAAATAAAAAAATATTTTTTT